GGCGTCAGCGTAAATGCGCCGTAGCGCGACGGCGGCGGCTTCCCATGCGGCGGGTGACGTGGGCATTAGAACCGCCTCCACTCGCTCCTGTCACCAATGCGCCAAACTGTCCCTTTGCGGGCGAGAACGTGAACCCACCTGTCGACGCGCGCCTCAGAGACAAGCCCGAGTGCATAGAGTGCGCCTATCACTTTGAGCACCGGCACAACCCATCGGCTAAGGCGAATCGTCACAACAAGCGCACTCGCCATCTCAATCCANNCCCACCTGCAGAGGATCAGGCACGTACTGCCCCTGCTCCTCCATGATGCGCTGCACCTCGGCGTCGATCTCTTCATCGCTCCAGTCAGGATGCAGCATCTCGACCAGCGTGCGCGTGGAGGCCGCCTTCGCNCGGGAAAGCAGCTCGATCGACTGCGCCACCTCCTGCGTGCTCTCNGCAATGCTNTCTGCCAGCGCCACCGCCGGACGATACGGCGTCACGCCNCTTCGAAACACCTCNCGGTCGAGCACCAGCATCATCCACAGCACATCAGCGAGCGCNGGCTCCCAGTAGCGGCGCTTCTTCGCTGTCGTCACCAAAGATTTGCGCTCACGAATCCGCAGCGCCGTCCCGCTTTCGGCCCGGCCCTCAATNTGCAGGCCNAAGCTCTGCGGGCTGTATCCGGCGGCGCTGATGATGCGCTCCAGGTAGTGAAGGCAGGTTTGCTCGTGCTCCGTGAAGCGAATCGCAGGCTGAAACAGCGTCGCCGTCAGCGCACCTTCGGTGGAATCCATCGGGAGCGCGACGAATAGCTCCTTGTCCTCGTCAAAACGAAGCACCGGCTTCCCTTCGCCACTCATCGCAACAGGCTGCAACCACGTGTCGGGCACCGTCAGCCGCGCCTTGGCGAGCCTAATATCTCGCTGCCACGATGTGTAGACCTCATCCAGCGCATCCATCANGCNCTCGCTGCCNGAGTAGTCACTGCGNCCCAGNTACGAGCCGATTGGATCGCTGCGCCACACCCGCGACGGGCGCATGTTGGGCACATACCGGATCGCCAGCGTGTCCTGCATCTGCGGAGGCAGCGTCACGACCTCCTGCAGATCCGCCGTCGCCGGATGCGAAGCAAGCGGTACGCGGCGGCCAAGCTCCGTCGTCGTGCCGCGGTACAGCCCGTGCAGGATCACGCCCGGCTCATGCCGCTCAAGGTGCCGCCAGACCGTAGATCCGTCATCCTCGACCACGCGCCACAGCGTCACAGCAACGAGCTGACCCCACCGAAACTCAGGCAATGCCGCGTCCGCCTGCACCACGCGCAGGAGCGGCATGTCGGCGACGCTGGTGTCCCACACCGGGCCGATAAACACGCCGCCAAGCGCCGAAGCCGTCTCGGCGGCTTCAAGAAGCCTGCTGTGCACGCCGCCGTCGTCGATGAGCTGCCAAAGCCTGTCCTGCGCCTCAATCGCGTCCCGCGGCGCGCGCTCATCAAATGCCTCTGCGATACGGATATCCGGGACCTCGCTGAACAGCAGGTCCGCCGCGACCTCCGCGATGTCGCCAGCAACAGGCACGTGCAGCATGACGCGGCGTTCCTCGCGCACCTCTCGTGCCCAGAAACGACCATGCGGACCGCGACCAACGAGACGCGCGTAGACGTCGGCGATCTGTTGAGCGTCGCCGGAGTACCAAGCGCTCCACTCTGCGTATTTGTCATAGATCGCCTGCCACTCGTTCGGTGGCCAAGCGATGTTGCCGCCTTCGGGAAGTGCCATCTACGCCGCTCCTTTCTCTGCCACGATCCACGGTCGCCATACGCGCCGCAAGCCGCGCACCGCGTAGCGCAAGGCGTCGCACCCGTGATCGTTCTGCTTCAACGGCTTGTCTTCGCCTCTTGCTTGCGCTTTCTCATCCCAGACGTATGTGCCCATCTCTTCGATCAGGCCCTGACAACTCTCGTGTATCTTGAGTCGCCCTGCGCCTAAGAGCGTCGAAACGTCCTGAATTCCGTCAATAACCGCGTTGTCGGCAAGCCACGTTCTCACGCCATCGTGGCGCAACTGCGTGATGAACGAAGCCGCCGACGGGTCGATCCAAATCCGCTGCGGCCTCACCGTGCCAAGCCAGCGCCGAAGCTCCGTGCTCAACTGCGCGTCCGTCAGCCGCCGCCCCTTCGCCTCGCTGTCCCAGCGCCACTCGCGGCACACATACAACACGCCGTCTTGGCCGAGGCCGACGAGCAAGAAAACCGTCGGGTTCGTCGTGCCGTAGTCGATACCGACGTAATAGTGTTGGATCGGCGGGAGCGCCTTCACGACGTGAACGTCGGGGTCAAACATATCGTACACGACGCCTTCGGCCAAAACCCACTGCCCGAGAATGAAACGTCGNTACCAAAGGCCCGTGTACTCNCGCTTGAGCGATTCGACGTAACCGGGATCAAGGTTNGGNTTGTCGTCGAGGCCGAAAGACCAATGCCGCAAGTTCAACTCCGCGGCCCGGTCGAGGTAGTCTTTCTTGAGCCAGTGAAACGGACTGTCCGGGTTCGTCGTACCGAAGAATTTGGCTCCAGGGAGCGACAAGCGCGAGAGNAGCATCGTGAAAAAACTCTCTGGCCACANCGTGATCTCGTCGCCGTATGCGCCCACAAGCGTNAGGCCGCGGATTTTNCCCTCTGCACGCTCNTCGTTCGCTCCCGCGAGATACACGCGCCGCCCAAAGATGTACGCCTCGCCCGCGCCCGTGAGCAGGCGAAACTCGTCCTCGTCGAGCATCTCGGCAATCGGGTCCAAAATGTTGCGCTTGAGTGTGCGGCTCGTCTTCCCGACCATGAGCAGCTCGCCCGGCGGCCCGTGCGCCACGAAGTCAAGCCAACGGATGATGCTGGCGACAGTCTTGCCGCTACGCACCGAACCGTGCCAGATGTTGAGCCGCGCGTCCGCTTCGAGAATCGAGCGCCGCTGCTTACCCTTCGGTAGCGCCAACGTCATCATCGCCGCGCCCCTCCTCTCGCAGCCGCTCCATCAGTTCACTAATCGCGCCGCGTCGCCTGTTGTCGTCGTCATCTTCCTGACGACGCTTGTCGAGGAGCACGGCGAGGGCCATCGCCAACTGCTGGAGTTCGAGAGGTTTGCCGAGGTCGTCAAGCATCGAGCGAGCCTTCTGGAGTGCTTCGTCGATGAGCTTGATCCGCTCGACCCGTGCGTAAGTGATCCGGGCCTCGGTCGCTTTTTTTGGCTCGGCAACATTGCTTTTGATCCCTTCAGCCTTCGCAATCCGGTTGATGGTGGACACATGACGCCCGAACTTGCGAGCGATCGCTCCCTGCGACATCTCGCCACTCTTGAGGGCTTCGATGATCTGTTGGCGTTCTTTCTCGCTCACAGGCTTCGGACGCATGACCACCACCTTCCTTCACAACCGGCGCGCGACGGGCCCCGCGGCGGAGGTGGAGGAGGGGACCGCGGGGCCTCGGGCATGTCTCTAGGCGCGCCGTGCCCGATAAAAGTTAAACCCGCCACCCCGAGCGGTACCGTCGCCGGGGCAACGGGCAAAGATAGCAAAAACACAGCCCTGCTCGATGGCNGGGCTGGCGCCGTACCGCCGAAGCAGTACGGGGGACCANAAGCGGCAAAGTTNTCAACGAGGCGGGCGAGGACTTGCACCTCGCAACTGTCAGAGGCCCAGTGTCGCCTCCTAAGCGTCTCCTGTTCCGCCACCGCCTCGCCGTCCGGGATACCCCGAACCCAATACCCGCCGCCAGAAGCAGCGGGTAAACTTGTCTCGCGAGGAGCGGACAACCACATGGATGTCGGCTCCGCGCATTCGAAACACCAAAGGCGCCGCGCTCGGGACGCCTTGCACTTCTGCCATCGTACTCATCATACCATGGCTTTGGGCCGGGGCGTCTCGTTTTTGTTTCGCGTTTGTCGCGTTTTTGTTTCGCTTTTGTTTCGCTTTTGTTTCAGGCGGCCCAAGCCACGTCAGCAAGGATCTCTCGGAGGCGGCGGTAGACGGCTGCACGGCTCATATGCAGTCGGAATGCCAGCTGCTGTAGTGACAGTCCCAGGTCATACCGCTCCCTGAGTAGCTCCAGGTCATCGGGTGGCAGTTGATCCAACACAGCTTGCATCTCGGCCGTCTCCTCAACCAGCCGCCCCCGCTCGATCTCCAGTTCCGCCAGTCGCTCCTGCACCTCAGCCAGACGATGCTCCAATCGCTCTCGCTGCTCCTCGGCGAGGTCCAGAC